CAGAAGACGGCATACGAGATTACTACGCGTCTCGTGGGCTCGGAGATGTGTATAAGAGACAGGTGTAGGTATATTAAGGATATCTACTGTATTAGGTAGCCTGAAAAAGCGTATTAAGGCTTTAAACACACCTGCCGACATATACATCATCAATCGCGAGAATGTAACGTGGTTAGTTGATTACTACAAGAATGCGTGGCCATTTGACATGGTAGTTGTGGATGAATCTAGTTCCTTTAAAAACCACACAGCTAAGCGTTTTAAATCATTAGCCTATATGCATAACCACATCAAGCGTATGGTGTTGTTAACAGGTACGCCAGCCCCTAATGGGTTAATCGACTTATGGGCACAAGTGTATTTATTAGACCGCGGCGAGTCGTTAGGTAAAACGTACACAGGATTTAGAGATTACTATTTCGAGCCCGATCAGAGGTCACGCGAAATGGTGTACTCCTATAAACCTAAATCCGATTCAAATGACAGTATCATGGCGGCAATATCTGGGTTATGTATATCCATGAAAGCCAGTGACTATTTGGAGCTACCTCCAGTCATCAACGATATTAAATATGTGCAGTTAGATTCAAAAGCTAAAAAGGCATACGAAGATATGGAACGCACATCTGTATTAGAGTTGATTGAAGCTGGCGAAGATATCACAGCTTTGAGTGCAGCAGCATTATCTACAAAGCTACAACAGTTAGCGAATGGCGCCGTATATGATGGCGATAGGAATGTTCACGAGATACATGGCTGTAAAATTGAGGCTTTTATGGAACTTGTAGAACAGTTGAACGGCAAGCCTGCATTAGTGTTTTACAATTTTAAACATGACTGTGAACGACTAAAAGCAGCATTAGCTAAGACTAAACTACGTGTCCGTGAGTTAAAGGGTGCCGATGATGAGATATCGTGGAATGCTGGAGAGATTGATATTCTATTAGCACATCCGGCTAGTACGGCATACGGGCTTAACTTACAAGACGGCGGGAACCACGTAATATGGTTCGGGTTAAATTGGAGTCTTGAGTTATATCAACAAGCTAATAAGCGGCTACACCGCCAAGGTCAAATGGAGAAGGTAATTATCCATCATCTAATATGTGAGGGAACTCGTGATGAGGATATGATGGACGCACTAGCGCAAAAGGACCGGGCGCAGGAATATGTGCTGCAAAGTTTAAAAGCGAGAATTGATAAATACAGAAAGGATGATTAATATGGATCATTTTATAATGGCGGGATTATTCGGAGCTATTGTAATAATAGTGTGTTACACGACTATTCAAGTTATAGATATTGTTGATAAACGAAAATACAAGACTGTGTACGGGTTAACCCCAGGTAGATTGTATGAGCAACCAAATAATCCCCCGCCGCCACCTACTAGGCTATCAGCTAGTGAAGAGCTAAGTCGTTACATAGCGAATGAAGAATTGAGACGTTTCGGAGAAGCAACGAATCGATTTGGTATAAATATGGGAAGAAATATACTAGATAGACCTCATAGACCTTCCAGACCTCCTGAACCTCCTAGACGCATAGATAAGCAATGTGATGATATCAACCATCCTAGTCATTATACACAAGGCGATATCGAGGTTATCGATTACATCGAAGACAAGAAACTAGGATATCGATTAGGTAATGTTGTGAAGTATGTATCCAGAGCTGGGCATAAGGATGATGCTATTAAGGATTTGAAAAAAGCCCGTTGGTATTTAAATCGGGAAATTGCAAAGAGGGAAGAGCATGACAAAAGTCGAGCGTCTACTAATTAACAAAGGGCACTATCTAGATGACACGTATCAACTTGTCATGGATATAGTTAAGGTTGTAGATAATCTCAAAGATAATGTTGCCGAGAGATTAGATGATGACCTGAGTGATGATGCATACGCCATGTGTGAGGAGATGTTCACTGCTGTCGAGCAATGCAAAGCAGACATGGTAGAAGCCATTGAGGATATTGTCGAACGTATGGAGGTAAAGGATGCAAAAGCGTAGGAGTAGGGCAGATGTGATTGTAGGTGCCATACAGTCAGATTTAAGTCTTGCCATCATACGAGCCCGTAATAGGCAACTGAGATCACCTATGCTAGATGATAGAATTCGTGAAAGCGGATACATTGACGGATTACTACGAGCACAGATGATTATCAGTAAATATGGAGATTATCGAGTATGATGGCTAAGGAAGAACTACAAGCTGTCCGCCATACTGAGCAGCGAATGCGTGCGTTAGAGATTCAGCTAGGTGCGATTAACCGAGATTTACATTCAGAAGCTATACAGATATGTGAATCGGGAGATGCTATGCCACGAATTAGTAAGCACTTACAAGAATGTAGGGAGGAACTGAACAGAGAATGGGATGAGTTGATTGATTCTCGAAACAAGGTCAAGCAAGTCATCAACCAAATAGCTGACGGACAATATAGGGATGTATTGAATCTCAGATATATTAATGCATTGCCATGGGAGCAGATAGCTGTCGAGTTAGGGTATTCGTGGCGACAAGTTCACAGACTTCACAAGAAAGCAATCGCTGAATTTGAAAAGATGGCATAGAATGGCACACTCTTAATTTAATATAATGTAAGTGTAGTAGATAGCAGGCAGTGTCTGGCCCGCACAATATGTCTGCCTGCTGCACTGCCCCGGGGTAGACCTTACTTAGTTGAGGTCTACCCTTTTTTATTGAGTATCAATGATAACTCCTAATTGAGAAAATGAGAATTTGGAAAAGGTACTCCGCGGGCGAAAAATGGCCGCTGGTCGCCCCCGCGCGATGGTCCTCTCTCTGTGAGAAAAATTTTCCTGTTGAATGTAGAAAGACGAATTTAGAAAGGAGTACACCTATGGCGGACACAAAACCGAGAGTGAAATTTGATGCTGCAGGCAATCTGCTCGTATCAAGCACTCAACTATGTGACCTCTTGCGGGTCACTCCGGAAATTATTTCTCGACATCATAAAGCAGGGATGCCTAAAGCCTCTGTAGGTTGGTGGAATCTCCGAGAAGTCCTTGTGTATTTAGGGCAGGCGAAAGGAGATAATGCTAAAAGTAAATCTGCATCAACTCGTAAGCTAGAAGCCGAAGCTGATTATAAAGAAGCAAAGGCTGCGCGTGAAAAGAAAATGCTAGATGTGCTTAATGGCGAATATGTCCCTCGTGCTGATGTGGCACAGGCATGGGCTAGCCGAGTATTGGAGATGAAGACATCATTTACCAAATTAGGTAAGCGTATTGGAAGTGAATTCACGGATCCTGAGGAACGTGCTCGTGTAGAAAAGGTGGTGAATGGCCTTGTCGAAGAATACCTCGAAAGCTACGCACGCGAAGGCGAGTACACGCCGAAAGTCAAAGCCACGGGAAAAGGTAAGTCCAAAGGTTGACTGGTTCCCTGAGGAATTAGAGGCATTCAAGCCACCTGAAAGATACACCGTTTCGGAATGGGCGGATAGGTACAGGGTACTGACTAATATATCTGCTGAACCTGGACGATGGCGTACAGCGCGGACACCTTATCTCAAGGAGCCTATGGACAAATTCACGGACCCTCTTATTGAAAGCATCTCGTTATGTTTCGGGGCGCAGATTGGTAAGACGGAAGCTGAGCTTAATATGATTGGGTATGCGTTACACCAAACCGCATCACCAGTCATGATGGTTTATCCGACGGATACTATCGCAAAATTTGCTAGCGATAAACGTGTGCAACCGATGATCCGGAGCGTAGAACCATTGGCAGATATGTATGACGAGGGCAGTAAGCTGTTGGAGTTAGACTTCGTTAATGGGAACTACATGGTGCTCGTCGGGGCGAACTCACCAAGCAGCTTATCAAGTCGGTCAATTAAGTACTTATTCTTCGATGAAATTGATAAGTATCCAGCTTTCTCTGGTAAGGAAGCGAATCCAATTAAGCTGGCTGAGGAACGTACCAAGACATTCGTTGATAAGAAGATTGTAAGAGTGTCAACTCCTACGATTGAAAGTGGCAATATTTGGCAGTCCTATATGGACGCAAATGAACGCAAGCAGTATTACGTGCCATGTCCGCATTGCGGGGTGTCGCAGACCCTCAAATTCAAACAGATAAAATGGCCGGAGGAACACCATGGCAATGCGGATATGATACGTGATACCGCATATTATGAGTGCGAACATTGTAAGCAACGTATTGATGATAAGCACAAGATGGATATGCTCCGGCAAGGTGAATGGCGTGCGGTGAATGAATCACAAGTCCGAGTTGTCCGGTCGGTTGCATATCACATGTCATCCCTTTACTCTCCATGGGTTACCTTTGGCGATGTGGCATATGAGTTTGTTAAATCAAAGGATAAGCCAAGTGAGTTGATGAATTTTATCAACTCTGGATTAGCGGAGCCGTGGAAATCTGCGAAAACTAAAAGCACGCAGAACCTCGTGTTTACGCAATCGGAAGTTCCTCGAGGTATTGTGCCACAGCATGCGCCACTACTTATCGCATCTGTCGATGTGCAGCAAGATCATTTCTGGTGGGAGGTTAGAGCCTACGCTCATGGTGTATCAAGTTACTTAGTCGATTATGGTCAAGCAAGTAGTTGGTCAGACTTAACCGAGATACTCATTGATAGAGAATATCCATCAGAGTATGGTGAGGCCCGTAAGATTGTGAGGGCCGGTATCGATAGTGGCTATCGAACAGATGAAGTATATCAGTACTGCGCGCAGTACCCAGAAGTATGCGTGCCAGTTAAAGGTGATTCATCACACAGTCCTCTAGCTCCGCCTTATAAGATGAGCAGCATCGAGAAGGGCGTCATCGGAGGCATGAAGCTGTACGTAGTGAATACCGATTACTGGAAGGACTTTATATTTGCACGTATGGTACGTCCGGCTAATGAGCCTGGCACAATCCATTTATTTAAGGATTGCCCGGAGGAATATTCGGAGCACCTCCGGTCGGAGGAAAAGCAAGAAATCCGAAATGTAAAGACCGGAGCAGTTACGGTGCAATGGAAACCATTAACCAGTCATCCAACAAATCACTTGTTGGATACGTGTGTATACAACGCCATGGTGGCGGACTCGGTAGGTGTTAAATATTTACCCGAATATAATCTGGATACCGATGAGGAGGACGAAGATACGGATGCTGAAGATTTTAATGCAGATAGTCGAGGTTGGTTTAGTTAAGAAGGAGGTGAGACCATGAGCGCAAGAGAAGACTTGGAGCGTATTCGAACGATAATCGAGGAAATTGAGACGAATGGATACGCTGAGATGTCTGTAGGTGGTAAGCGATTTAAGACGCATGACCTGCCGACATTATATGCCCGTGAACGTGAGTTAATGTCTCGCGTTGATGATGAGGAAGGTAATAGCACGACATCCTACGTGTCATGGGAGCGACGATGAACATACTCGATAAGGTAATAGCATATTTCAATCCAGAACGAGCTGCCCGTAGAGCGTATTTCCGTAGTTCGCTTGAACGTGGATATGATGCGGCGTCAACAGACCGATTGAGTGGCGACTGGATGCCAGTATTTGGTACAGCTGAACAAGTAGCATCAGGCCAACGTGATTTGATCCGAGGTCGTGCACGTGCAGCAGAACTTAATAGTGACCTTGCTGAAAGTGTTGTATTGGCATTACTACGAAATGTAGTAGGTACCGGAATAAAGCCACAGTGCAAAATCAAGACCAAAGCAGGAAAGCTAAATGAAAGACTCAACAAGAAAATTGAGGAGGCTTGGTCAGATTGGGTGGATAAGGAGAATGCGGATATCCGAGGGATGTCTACGTTTTATGAGTTGCAAGAAATGGCTCTGCGCCGAATGGTCTATGACGGGGAAATCCTAGTTAATATGACCTCCGAAGGTGCAGATATACCGCTATCATTACAGCTTATCGAGGGCGAGAATATCGGAGCCGTATCGGTAAGTGAAAACGGCAACAGTATTGTTAATGGCGTGGAAGTCAATAAATACGGAAGACCAATAGCATATCACGTATTCCAAACAGATCCATTAGGAATACGGTCGTTTAACGAGGCAAGGCTGCCAAGTAATAGGGCTTTTCTATTACATAAGCCTCGCAGACCTAGTGAACTGCGCGGGGTTAGTATGTTAGCTCTCGTATTAAAGCGTATTCACGACGTAGATGAATATATGGATGCTGACCTTATAGCGGCTCGTGTAGCCGCATGTTTCGGCGCGTTTGTAACAAGTAATACTGGGACCGCCCCGATGGTTGCAAATAAGATCGACAGTAAAGGCAAGAAAGTTCGTTCAATGGCGCCAGGGATTATCCAACATCTACGTGCAGGTGAATCAATTTCATTTGCGGAACCTAAGCGAAATGCAGGAACCGCATCAGAATACTCAGCGACACAAACAAGACGCATAGCGTCAGGTATGGGTCTAAGCGCGGACATAGTGACGCGCAATATTAGTGGTAACTTCTCCGCAGCTCGGCAGAATATGCTGGAGGACCAGCAATCATTCAAGCAGATGCAGCGTTTTATAATTGAGCATTTTTGTATGCCTGTATGGCGGGCTTTCATTGAAGCATGCTACCTAAAGGGAATTATCCCGGCCAATGACTATGCAGCAAACCCAAAACTTTATAAGAAAGTAGCGTGGTTAGCTCCAGGCTGGTCTTGGATTGACCCTGTTAAGGAAGTTAATGCGAACAAGGAAGCTATTAAGGCAGGACTCACAACGCTCGAGGACGTATGTAGCGCATCTGGTAAGGACTGGGAAGAAGTACTTGAACAGCGGAAGCTGGAACAAGACCGCATTAAGGAATTGGGTGTTGCCCTTGATATGAATGGGGACATAACGAATCTAGCGGATGATAACGCCACTGATATGAAAGGAGATGATAGCTAGTGGGAAAATTTGCAAAGAAGCAGCTCTTAGGTAAGTATGCCCGAGAGGCGCAAATCACAAATATCGAAGCGAACGATGATCGTACCGTCGAATTGTCCTTCTCCTCTGAAGAGCCATATGAAAGATGGTTCGGAACAGAGATATTGTGTCATGACGAAGGCTGCGTTAACTTAGACCGATTTAATAACGGTTTAGGCACATTGCTATTCAACCATGACCGCAGCGCAGTTGTTGGTCACGTCGATAAAGTGTGGATTGAAGATAATCGCGGCAAAGCGATCGTTAAATTCGACGAGGACGATGAGTCTGAAAAGATTTATCAAAAAGTGTTAAAAGGCACGCTACAGGGCGTGAGTGTCGGGTATTCCATAAGCCGATACGAGGAATTAATTGATTCCGATTCTAAAAGCTCCAATGGTCGGTTTACCGGTCCGGGTTATGTAATCACAGACTGGGAGCCGTTGGAAATTAGTATTGTGTCCGTCCCTGCAGATCCAAGTGTAGGGGTAGGCAGAAGTGTAGAAGATAATGAGGAGGAACCTATGAAAGGTGATGCAAAAGCAAAAGGCACTGAGCAAAACGTGCCACAAGTAGTACCGGAAGTACCAGAGTCCGGAGTTAAAGGTTTTAATGCAGATGACGCTAAGAAGTTGATTGCGGCAGAACGTGAACGCGTATCTACAATCACAAGTTTATGCCGTGACTTTGAAGTTGATGGCGTAGATGAATTCATCAAATCCGGTAAATCTGTTGCCGAAGTTCGTGAGGCTGTAATGGATGCGTTGCGTGAACGTAATAAACCAGTATCCATTAAAGTCGGTGAAGCAGATTCTGATAAGTTCCGCATGGCTATGCAGGACGCTTTGATGATGTCAATTGGTATCCCAGTCGCAAATCCTGCACCAGGTGCAGATGAACTCCGTTCTATGTCCTTGATGGAATTAGCACGTGAGTCTATAGTTCGTGAAGGTCTCACTGTTAATTACTCCGATCGATTGGAATTAGCCCGTGAAGCTATCAACTCCACATCCTCTTTCCCAATCGCGTTGTCTAATGTAGCAAATAAGGCCTTGATGCAAGGTTATGAAACAGCACCATCTACATTTGCAACATGGGCGGGAAAAGGCAGTAACCGCGACTTCAAACCAGCAAAACGTATTTTGCTTTCCGAAGCAGCCGAATTGAAACTTGTCCCTGAGGGCGGACAATTCAAGGATTCCCAAATGCATGAAGCAGGTACGAATGTTAGCGTATTTACATTCGGACGTACGTTCAGCCTAACACGACAAGCTATTATTAATGACGATTTGGGTGTATTTAACGATATCTCTTCTAAATTCGGTCGTGCCGCAAAAAATAAAATCAATAACATGGTATATGATCTTTTAAGTGGCAATACGGTATTAGAAGACGGAAAAGCCTTGTTTAGTGCAGACCGTAAGAACTTGGCAACTACAGGTTCCGAGTTAAGTGTTGTATCTTTAGCTGCAGGCGTAGCGGCTATGCGTCGCCAAAAGCATATTGGTGAAAATCGCAATTTGAACATCGCACCTACATATTTGATTGTCCCACCTGAGCTCGAAGCATTGGCTTATCAAGTAGTTAAATCTACGGTAGACCCTGCTCGTAGCAATGATACAGTTAACCCATTCGGTGGTCGATTCACTATTGTTGTAGATGCGGCATTAACGGATCCACATGCCTGGTACTTGGCATCCCGTCCTACAGATGTTCAAACTATCGAAGTGACGTATTTAAACGGTGTTGAAACACCTCGCTTAGAAACGCAAACAGGATTCAAGGTTGATGGCATCGAGTACAAAGTAGCAATTGATTGTAATGCAACAGCTCTCGACTTCCGCGGCTTGTACAAAAACCCTGGTAAATAATTAGTAACTCATTAGGAGGTAAATTGATATGGCTAAATTCATTCAAGAACTAGACCGCATTGACTTTAAGAATGCAACAACCGAAGCGATTGCCGTAGGGGACATTGTCCCTATCGGCAAAATGCATGGCGTTGCAATTACAGATATCGCACCTAATGCCGTGGGTGCAGTTAAGGTAACAGGTTGCTTTGAAGTAGCGGCATTGGCTTCTGATTCTTTTGCAGTAGGTGATAATGTGTATTTTGACAAAGATCAAAAGCGGGCATCTAAAACAGATACTAACCCAGTATTAGGTGTAGTTATCACAGAAAAGCGCCCAGGCACTACAGTGTTAGAAGTCGCACTTGTGCCAAATGTAGAAAAGTAATGTAAAGGCGGGCGTATGCCCGCCTACTCCATAGGAGGTAAGGCACTATGAAATTAGGATATAGACCTAATGCACTGCTTTCCATATTTGGTGAACGAATTACCTACAAAGGCCAATCCATAAAAGCTAGTGTGGAAATCGGCGAATATGACGGTAAAGGTTCAGGATTCATTGATAAAGCATTAGCCGATAAGGCTCAGATTTGGGTGCGTGCTAAGGATGTTCCTGAACCTCGTTCAAAAGACGAAGTGTATATCAATGGCGAGAAATGGTACGTTGATCACATTTCCAACTTTGACGGTACGATGTATTGCCTTGAAATCGTGCATAACGTAAGGGCGGTGAGACCGTAATGAGTAATGAACCTATTACGATTACAGACACAGCCACCCCGTATCTGAATTTCATTGCAGAAACAAAACCGGACTGGATGCGCAAAGCGTTAAAGTCGACAGGTTGGATGATGCAAAAGGAAATTAAGCAGGGCATTCGGTCGGGTGCACCGGGCGGACGTAAGTATCCTAACTTCATGGCACCGGCACGACGTGCTGCATTTGAATCAGCATTTGGTGCGAAACTTCGGAAAGCTTATCAAAGCGGAGGACGGGCAGAACGGGAAGCCTGGGGCTCGAAATCGCGAAATGCCTTACTCGATATGGGTATTAGCGCCAGGACAATCGGCTACAGTCCTCTCGGTAAGCTATCGAATGCAGTCGGATATCAATATGACAAAGGCAAGCAATCTGTCCGAGTTGGGTGGTTATCTAATTCGGCTAAACGGTTAGGTGAACGTATCGAGGAAGGATACACTAAGCAGATTACGGAGCCTATGCGCAAGAAGTTATTTGCTGCAGGCGTACCATTGCCTAAGGGTAAATCGATGTTCAAAATTCAGCCGCGTCATACTTATGGTCCTATGAAAGCAGCGTTACAGCCTAAGCTTAAACCTTATATCGAGGATAAGATAGGCGACTACGCTATATATGGACCGGCAGCACAATCTGCATCTCGACGTAACTACAAGGTAAGGTGATTTGATGCAACAGACAATTCCACTGTCGCGCATCGTTGAACGTTGGGCTGAAGCCCTAGCGAATGATGAAGCGTTGACTAAATTTTGCAATGACAAATACGGAAAGCCGGCGCAACTGTATGTCGGCTACGACGATGTTGATGCACCGCTCGAAGAAGATTGCCCTTGCATCATATTACTACCGAGTAATAAGAACGAAGGGCTTGCTGATACCTACGCATACTCGTTAATGATTGTATGGGGTATCGTCCATAAAGGTGCAACTCGCGTTAAGAATATTATTCGATACGACGGAGCGCTAGAATCGGATAACCTAGGACAGTTAATCATCGAATGCATTTGTAAGGTAAATCCAGCGTTTCCGGTAATCGGCATTGATTATGAATTAGACTCAATGACTTGGCGCCCGGTGTTCACTGGACGTTTAACAGCTACTATAGAAATTCCGCATGTAATCGGCGGGAATATTGAATATTAAAGGAGGAAATGCATATGGCAACAGCAAAACGTGCGCAGGGCTCTCAGTCCCATGTGGCGATTGCGTTTGAGGCGGATTTTGGTACAACGCCAACTACTGGCGGTGTCATCACTCCGATTATTTCTAGTTCTGTAAAAGCTAGCCAGAACTTAAACGACTCCACAGTAATCCGTGGTGATCGTAATCCAGCAGCGCCATTCCGTGGCAACATCGACACGTCCGGTAGTTTAACCGTACCTGTTGGTGTAATCGACATCGGATACTGGTTAAAAGCTGCATTCGGTCAACCGACTTCTAATACAACTGGCCAAGCGCCAAATAAGAAGTCTGAGCATGTGTTTAAAATCGGAAGCACAATGCCGTCGTTAACTATTGAACAGGGTTATCCTGATGTTAACGTATTCCAACAATTCGCGGGTGCGCGAGTTAGTAAATTAGGCTTTAAATTCGGCGGCGATGCCGAATTAACTGCATCCGTTGATGTGATGGGCTGTAAGGAAACATTAGCGGCCACTACATTTGATGCTGCAGCAAAAGCAGTTAATTTCCTACCATTCCAAAATCTTAACGCAACTATCAAAGAGGGTGGCGTTACTGTGGCCAATATTCTAAGTTGCGATATCAACTTTGATTTTGGCTTGGATGGTGATTCTTACGCTATCGGCGGTAAAGGCTTTAGAACATACATCGACCCAGGTATTGTGTCAATTTCCGGGACGATTAAAGCGTTCTTCCAAAATAAGGACCTTTTAAACAAAGCGGTTAACGGTACAGAATCCAGCTTGGAATTGCGACTTGAACAAGATGACTGGTCGCTTACATTCAAATTGCCTGAACTTGTGTACGAACGACAATCTCCAGGCATCGATGGTCCTCGTGGCGTCAATATTGAATTGCCGTTTAAAGCATACTATCGTGCAGATGCTGGTCGTTCCGCATCCATCATTACATTAGTTAATAATCAAGAGCAATACTAGGAGGTGCCCATATGGCATTTGAAGATATCAAAGTAAGAGGCTTAACATTCGCTGAACGTGGTGAATTAATTAAATCTGGTTTAGACCCATTGTATACCCCAGTTCCGGAGGAAGCACCGGACACAGAACGCCTATTGCGTTCTCGTGAGCTTGCACAATGGATTATGCAGCATATCTACGGCTTAACTGAAGATGAAATCAATGCAGCACCTGACAATGATCTTATGGAAATTGCGCTTGATACCATGCGGTTTACTCACGAAAAAAAGGCTGAAATCGAAAAAAACTAATTGATGCAATACTTTGGCTTAACTCCGATAAGCCAAAGTATTGCTCTGATTGTATCAAGATGCAGCGTGAGACCAAACAGCATTTTGACTGTTCGGAGTGTGAGTTTAATTCCCCGCATCAATTAGATGGAACTAGACAAGCAATGCGAGTATACAACGCTAGTCGTATGCAACGACGATGGCATTCAGGCGGTATTGCTGGATTCGATATGCCTGCGGTGTTAGAAGTGGCGAGGGCTTACGGCATCGAGCCACTACCGCACCTTATCGATTTGCTTATAATCTTGGAAGCTAAAGAGTTGGAGGTGGCGCACAAGAATGGCCAATAATTTAATTGATATTGTCGTTCAGCTGACAGATAAAAATACGGAAGCCGGACTCAAGAAAATTACAGCTAGTGCTGAAGGCGCCAAATCCGCCCTTGGCAAAATGAAGAATGACCTCATGGCGATAGGTGCTGGTGTCGGTGTTGTAGGCATCGGTGCCAAATTGGCCAAGGAGGCTATCCAATGGGACGTAGCCGTTAAGAAGTTATCAGGCATTACCGGTGCTACGGCAAAAGAAACCAGCGAACTATTAGCAGTGGCCAATTATATGGGCATAGCTATGGAAGATAGCGCTGGTGCATTTGCTAAGTTCTCTAAGAACGTCGGAGCGGCCAAAGAGAAAATGGAAGTCGCTCGGGCAGAGGGTAAACTCGGAACTGATATATTCAGTAAATTAGGATACACGCTTGAACAGATTCAAGGCAAGAATACCGTTGAAGTGTTCAAGATGATACAGGAACGCCTAAGAGGCATGAAGGACGGAGCTGAAAAGACTCGTGTCGAAATGGAACTCTTTGGACGTACTGGGTATCAGATGCACGCCATGCTTAACATGTCCGCTGAACAGATGGACAAGGTGGCTGAACGTGCCAAGGCAATGGGGCTTATCATCGATGATGATACCGCAGCCAAATCTGCGAAGCTAAATCGGGAATTAAAGGATTTAGAAAATACAGGGAAAAGGCTTGCAGTATCTATCGGTCATGAATTAGTTCCTGTGTTTAATGACTATGCAAAAGGCGTATTAGACGTCGCTAAAGAATTCGAGTCGATGACTGCTGAGCAAAAGGAAGCTATCGGTGGAATTGTCAAATTCGGCGCGGAAGCAGGTGCAGTAATCGTAGTTATGAGGTCACTAACCAGCGCACTCGGATTTATGCGATTGGCCACACTTGCCGCTGCAGGTCCTTGGGTAACATTAGCTACAGTAATTGGACTTGCTGGGAAAGCATTACTCGATTTTCGCTACAATGAAAAAACATCTGGCTCTTATATGGGCGTAGATGTTGATGGGAAGCGTATTCACAAGAATACAAACTCAACAACAGGCCTGTCTGACAAGTTTAGGGAATCACATGATACTCGATATTGGATTGAGGATAGTGCGTGGCTTGGGCTTGTAAAAAATGATCGCTTAGCTACAAAAGAAGAAGGCGCTAGAATCGATGCGGCTTTGAAGCAAAAAGAAGAGGCGGATGCTGCAAAAGCGAAACTCGATGAGGAACTCGCAAAAGCAAAAGAGGAACTTGCTAACGGTGGAGGCCTAACCAATACCGAGGCTATCAATAAGGCGAATGAAGAGGCAGCGAAAGCGGCCAAAGCTCAAGAGCAGGCTGCAAAGAAAGCTCAACAAGCAGCCGAGAAGTTAGCAAGCGCCGTAGAGCGTATGTCTGAGTTGTATCGGTCTCTTACTTTGCAAAGTCTGCAAATTGACGGCAGTCAATACGAAATCGATAAGCTAACTGCCAAGAACCAGTACGAAGCTAACAATAAGAATATCCGTGATATTATCCGCTCTGTTTCTGGATTGAGCGGAGGCGTTACTGGAGAAGCTGTAAGCGTACTGGACGCAGCTAACGAGCAACTCGGTAAGGCATACGAGTTAGGCGCAGATGGTACATGGGCAACAGATTGCGGCAAGCTATTCTCTGACTCTGTACTTCAAGCGTTTGGTAAGGATGTACCGCGATATGTTCCATCTATCATGGACGCAGCAATAGCCGCTGGTGCTTGGCATGATGAGGGCGATGGATACGTTCCTAAAGCCGGAGACGGGGTGGTTGTACTTGGCGATAATCATATTGTAATTAGTGACGGAAACGGCGGATATACTGGCGCTAATTCAAGCACAGGTGTAATTGCTAAACCATCTGTTACAGGCGATTTTGGTGCTATTACAGGGTACGTAGACACTAGCTTATTAGCAGGTGCTTCGAGTTATATGGCTGATACAGCAGGTAGTGCGGCAAATGCCAAGAAGCTTGCTGAGTCTAACTTAACTGCCCAAGTTAGAGCTAAGAACGAAGAGCTGTATCAAAAGCGATTAGCTGAAGCACAACGAAATCAGACTATCCGTGTTCGTAAGATGAACGAGGATATCAAGAAACTCGATCTTGAACGCACAGGCGACCGCTTGCAATTACTCAAAGCTGAAGCCGAAGCACAAAAGGCGCAGATTGATGATAACGTCCGTGAGTATACAAAGGCTGTAGGCGATAAGGAACTTGCTGAAAAGAAAGCTCAAGCAGAGCGTTTAAAATTAGCATCTGATACTGAGCAGAAAATCAGAGAGTTGGCGTACACGCAAACAAGTGAAACTGTTGACCACTTAACCAATATGGTTACGCTCGGTCGATTATCGCGTAGCGATGCGGACGCACTACTTGCTGAAGAGTTAAAGACCTATATTGACTATGCACGGAGTGAAGTCAATGAGGCCCAGTTAACAGCTACACAAAGACTGCAGATTGAAAAGAACCTATTAGAGTCTCAACAAAAATTATGGGAACTTGCAGGTCGTAGTCTTAAAGCAAGCCTACAAGAAGCGGCTCGGCAATATAAGCAAGAGACTACCAATTATGCTGATTTAGCTAAATCGACTTTTGATAGTACGATGAGCTCTATCAATTCAGCATGGACAAATAATCTCGAGGCTATGGCAACAGGAACGAAGTCATTCAGTAAAGGCATTAAGGACATATTCAAGGATATGACGAATGCCATTATTAAGATGATGATTCAGTTAACGTTCCAACAATATATCATGCCTAAGTTGCAAGGATTATTTGGTGGTGCAGTAAGTGGCATCGGCTCACTAGGTGCTGCAAAAGGGACATCGTCCTTTGCAAGTGGCGGTTCGTTTAGTTCTGCATTTACGGGAAATCGATTTGCTGCCGGAGGCAAAACGAATCCAGGGCTTATGCTGGTTGGTGAAAACGGACCGGAACTATTACAGTCCTCTGGATCCCATCGCATTTACACAGCAAGCGAAACCCGTAGATTAATGGGCGGCGGAGCTACAAGTAACAACGTAGTTGTTAATATCGTCAATCAGTCTGGTCAAGAACTTGAAAGTAAGCAACAGAACTCCCGGTTCGATGGTGAGAATTATGTTATCGATGTAGTAGTTCGTGCTATGGAATCAAACAAAGGAGGTATGCGTGACGCCATCAAGGCATCCGCAGTATAACTATGACAGTATTTCCAGATATTCGGTGGCCGATATACCCAATTCAGGAGACTACTCCAGATATTTCGTATAAAGGCCAAGTTGAAAACATGACGCTAATCACCAGGAAGAAGACGACAAAGGCCCGACGGACATATTCCGTCGGGTACAAGTTGCCAACAGCTGATTATTATAAGCTTCGGGCGTTCTATGACGAAGTTAACTGTTCGGGTGTATTCGACTGGGTACATCCAGAAACACGGGAAACACTAAATGTACGATTTGCTGATCAGTTAGACTTTGCGGCGAATGACTACGGAGTGTGGATGGGAACCGTGAAATTACAGGAGGTATAACATGTTACCGCTCTCAACGGCATCGATTTTAGAGAAAAACCAAATATCGGCCACAGGTGTGTGGTTAATGCTGTTAGAAATATCCTATAAAGGGGATACGATTCGATTGGTATACAATACGGAGAATATCCAATTTCAAGGCAATACCTATATCGCATTTCCATTTACCATTCAAGATGTTACAGAGAATGCGACGGATTTACCTAATATCAAGCTATCCGTGTCTAACGTAACTCGTACAATTCAGCGCATGGCAGAGTCTAATAATGGATTCACTGGAGCCAATGTCATCATTCGTGTAGTGAATACGAACATACCTGATGTGTGCGAGCAAGAGGAGCATTTCGTAATTACGGGAACCCATGCGAATGCTGAATGGATGGAGTTTACGTTGGGGACTGACTTTAGTTTCACTCGACGATTCCCATTAATTCGTGTGATGAAGGATTTCTGTCCGTTCAAATTTAAAGGGGTTCAATGTGGATATAAAGGGCGCGAAACTCAATGCAATAAAACCCTAGCACGATGTCGTGAATTGGGGAACAGTACACGATTTGGCGGAGAACCTACTATTCCGCAAGGAGGACTGTATGCATCCAATAAGTGACTTGACTGATATGATAGGTACCCCATTCTCGGAAATGAAATGCTGGGATGTAGTTGTTGAGGTATATCGGCGTAGTGGAATACCACTACCCGAATATACCCAAATCCAAATGGATGAATGGCACGAGGTTCGTGAACCAATGCCAGGGAGTGTTTTGGTATTTGCGCTATATGGTAAAAATCTCGATCATGTAGGGGTTTATCTTGGCGAAGGTAGATTTATACACGCTACTGAACACAGCGGCACCTGTATTGAGCACATATCAAAGTATGTGCCTCGATTGAAGCACATTTATGAAAGGAAGGAGTAGCAGATGGTTAATGTAATCATTGTAAATAATCCGTTCAAGCCAGAGCAACGGGATACAAAATATTTGCCATTTAAACAGGGCAAGTCTATCAGCTATTACTTCAGTGCACCTGGTGAATGGGCGTACTCAGTAAATGGACATGAGGCGGCACCAGATACAGTTGTAAACGATGAAGACTACATTGTGGTAATGCCCCGAGTTGAGGGTAAGTTCTTTGGTGTTCTTCTATCAATAGGGATGGCTGTATTTACCGGTGGTATTGCTTCGGGTGCTATCTTTGGTATCCAAAGCTTAATTTGGCGGTCAGTAATTGCTATGGCGGTAGGGATGATAGGTAATGCTATTGTCTCAAAGCTAACTGCTCCTAAGGTTGACCGTTCGAATTCCGAACAGTCAAATACATATGGCTGGGGAGGTACTGAAACTGTTACTGGGCAGGGCTATCCTTTAGCCGTGACGTATGGCCGAATGAAAAGTGCCGGGTTATTATTATCCCGCCATGTAATTAGTGATGGTGAAAAGCAATACCTTAACCTTTTATACTGTGCGGGTGAGGGCGAATTATCAAAAATAGAAGATATTCGTATTAATGCTAACCCAATCAGTAATTATAAGGATGTGCAGGTGGATATCAGAAAGGGCACAAATGACCAAACAGTTATCCCAAATTTCAATGATAACTTTGCGGATCAATCCCTAAACTATGAATTGACTGAATCATGGAATACACAACAGGTACAAGGCGATGCGTGTGACGCGATAGAGTTAACTGTTGGATTTCCAAACGGATTATATTATTCAAATGATAGCGGCGGCGCTGACCGTACGTCTGTCACGTTGAAAGCAGAAATTCGTAAGGTAGGGGATGAGTCCTGGCAGGCATTACCTTTAGCAAATCAAAAGGGTATGGCCGGCCACATTAAGCGCCGTGATGCGTGGAACTTTATTAAGTCTGATAATAGCGTGACAAATACATCTGATTACGCAGGACGAATTGAAGAGGCGACAAATAATGCGTTTTATCGTGTATTTCGCTTTGACAATCTCGAAAAGGCGCGTTATGAAATCCGTATGCGATGCAGTGCGAAAGATGGGAAAAGCCTGCGTCATGTTAATAAGGTCTACTGGGTACAGCTAACTCAAATTATATATGACGATTTCGTGCATCCAGGAAAAGCCCTCATTGGAATTAAGGCTTTGGCTACATCTCAGCTAAGCGGCACCGATCCAAAAGTGACATGGATTCAAGAGCGTTCAGAAGTGTATGTGTTCAATCCGTATATTAATAAGTACGAAGCTCAACCAGCGGATAATCCGGCATGGGCTGCATATGACTTAATTCATATTTGCCGTAAGATTGGCGGTGAATATATTGTATTTGGACAGCCCCATATGCGCCTTGACTATAACGCATTTAAGGCATGGGCGGATAAGTGCAAAACAAATGGGTTTACATTCAACTATATATACGACACCGCTATGCGATTATGGGATGCGTTAAAGTATCCAGAAGCAGTAGGTCGAGGGAAAGTAATTCCTGTAGGAACCAGGTTCACATGCGTTAGCGATTATCAATCTACACCGGTACAGTTGTTTACTGTAGCCAATATAAAACACGGCAGCTTTACTGAAGAGTTTCAAGGTGTGGAGGCTAGGGCTAACTCTGTTGAAATATCGTTCCTTAACAAGGATAAGGATTATGAGCGAGACGTCATTCCAGTATATGGGGATACTTACGACGAGTCGGATACGCTAACAAATCCGGCACAAGTTGAACTCATGGGATGCACCAGTCTTGAGCAGGCATATAAACACGGTAAGCATTTCTTGCGATGCAATAAATATGAAATACGTACTGTGACAATAGAGGCGTTTACGGACGCTATAGCGTGCACGGTAGGGGACATAATATTAATCCAGCATGACATACCTGAATGGGGCGAGGGCGGCCGTGTGGTTGCGGTAAGTGGCCAGACGATTACACTCGACAAAGAAGTGTCGGTACAACCAGGGAAGAATTATCAGTTGCTGATTCGTAGCAACTCTACGGATATCGTCTCTACGTTTAACGTAGTAAATGTATCAGGTCTCAATGTGATTGTTAGAGAGGCTATACCGGTGCAGCCTGATGCGGTATACGCATTCGGAGAGGTTTCTAAATCGACTAAGCCATTTCGTGTGTTAGCTATTACAAAGACACTATCAGAAATGACTCGTAAGATCCAATGCATGGAGTATTATCCAGAACTCTACGTATCGGATGATGGCACGATGCCAAGCATTGATTATACGAATCACGGTGCATCTGATATTCAAGCAGTAGGGTTAGTGAGCGATGTCTATGGTGCTAATGGCATCATGTATTCACGCATAGGTGTAACGTGGCAGTTACCTCGCGATGGAAAAGCCTCAAATGTAGTTGTGAATTACCGAAATGTAAAGAGCGATACGTGGACATATATTGGAAACTATCCAGCATCCACAAACGCTACCACGATATCTGATGTGCTACTAGGTGCGACCTATGAAGTGCGCGTGCAGGCAATTAATGAGTTAGGCCAGCTGACTACTGGCGTGACAAAATCCATAGCTATACCTAAAATGCAAGCACCGGAGGATGTGCAAAATTTGCATGTACTCAGTCGATACAATCAGACTGCAGATAAGAGCGTTTACTATGATTTGCAAGTGTTATTTGACCCGCCTAGTAATCCTGCCAACTTCGATGTGGCGGAGATTTGGTATCTCTTAAAGTCGAAGAGCGGAAAGCCTGTAACGGGACAAGAATGGCAGTATGCTGGCAGTAGTAATAGTCAGGTTATTATCAAATCATTAGGCCCAGGTGAGGAGTATCGAATCAAAGCGATTTCGGTTGACCGATTTGGTAACAGGGCAGAAACAGCCCAAATGGTTGATGTGATAGTCAAACCGATGGATGCGATACCTGATATGCCTAGCAATTTCGGTATTATTTTCAGTAGAAATGCCACCGCATCATGGAATGAGGTGCTGAATGCTGACGTCGACTATTACGAATTACGTACCGATAATAATCCTGGTAAAGATACGAATGCTTTATTGGCAAGAGTTAAAGGTACATCTGCTGTACTTACCCTATCTAAACGAGCGGATACTGTTTATCTTTATGCTCGCAGCACGTTAGGCAAATACTCGACTGCAGCAACATACGAGTATAACGTTCCGCAGTTGGTAGCGCCTGAGCTTGTAGTAAAAAGCCAGTTAGGGGGATTTAATCTTTACTTTTCTACTAAGCCGGCACAAGCATACGCAATCAGATGCCACGTGATCGGAGATGAACGCACCGATGATTTTGAAACTACTAGCACCATGCTGACGTATTCAAATTCAGCCGGTATATATCGGATACGTTGCTCGTTTGTGGATGTGTTCGGAGATGGACTCGTTAACGAGAAGCAAGTCGTGATTAAGACACAAATTGATGCTAGCTTGCTAGACCTTGAGTCTCTTGGGCTGAATAAAGTTGATGAACGAATTAAGGAACTTGATAAGAAATTCAATAAGAATTCTGAAGAGACCACTAGAAGAATTACGAATTTGGCGTCACATACGGAATCTCGTATTACTGAGTTAGCTGGTAGCATCGATTTGCAAGTTAAAAAAAGTATTGGCGAGATTGATGGTGGTGAGTTGGTGTCTCGCATTAACCTCAGTCAGTCCGGTGTATACATTGCGGGGAAATTGATTCACATCACTGGAGCGACTAAGTTCGATGATAACGTCATTGTTAATAAGATGATTCAGGCTAACGCAATTACTGCCGACAAATTACATGTTGAAAATTTAGCGGCGGTGTCCAGTACAATCGGGTTACTTCGTTCGAGAGAGACCGGTGCTCGTGTTGAGATTCAAGATAACCTTATTACAGGTTTTGATGATGATAACAACCCTCGGATTAAACTTGGGTGCTGGTAGGAGGTATTATGGAACCGCATGTATTAGCTTATGACGTTAACGGCAATATCATACTAAACCTCAAGGAAAGGCTCACACGTATTGAGGGGCGGATGTATGTATCTGACATCCCTAATCGACGTCAACAAATTACCGTGAATGGATTACAGCCTGGGCAACATGTCTGGGCTGCAGCCATGGGGCAGTACTTAGTGGCAGAGGTTAGAGGCAATATCATAACATATTATTTTGCAGTGTCCCAGGATGAATATAATATCAATCGTCAATTTAAAGATCTTACATATGAAGGGTGGTTGGCGTATGGAATTTATTAACATCCAAAATAAAGAAGGTGTCATGATTATAAACGATACCTATGACAATCTAGTATATCTTAGTTTCCCTAAACAAAAAGAGGCAGTTCTCTACACCGGGGCAATGAGGGGGATAACGCCAACGGTTCAAATCCCACTCAAACCCATAGCTTACACTCCTATGATGGTGCCTACAAGTAAATTCCAGTATGGATATATTGCAGGGGAGGCTAACGTAATCCAGGTCTTTTATGCCACTAATTACGCATATCATGGTAACGCACCTCTTATAGCAGTATCAGTTCCACAAGGATATGAATTCGCAGCTCAGTGGGTTCATAAACGTCGTGAGCAATTAATGGTACTGATAGTGGATGTAATTAAGCCAGGTGAAAAGGTAACGCAAGCAATGGTTGACGAAGTGAAAGCTGGCATCAAGTTCTATTGTTTTGGTTACTTCGAGGACGTTGCAGCCAATGCAGACACGCCTCGAATCCGATTTGTTGACAAGGTAGGAAGTAGTAAGCCTAATACAGCGTTGCAGGTTCTTGGCCGTCACAAATATTATAAAGCGTCTTGGGCAGCAGATTACAATCTACAGAATGATGTGATATATGATAGCCGCATCAGGTATCTACGCATAATCGATCACTATGCGCATGATTGGTATAACCAGTTATCAAACTACGTTCCAGATACTTTTACAGACATGGCCCGTGATCCAAAGTCATATGGTGTTAAGGTTGCGATTATACCCATGTCCGTAATCGATGTATCTGTTTGGGGGCCAAATATCAATAATGGAGATAAAAAGTCACACACGGGGCGAGTGTGGCAAACGTTCAGATTTCACGATGAGAGTACTGTATCGCTGAAATCGTATCAGTTCATTGATTGGAATACAGTCACCACGTATCCTGTAGGTTGCTCGGGCAAAACCACATCTCAGTATTTGGTGGTCGATGTGACCGGGTACGATAAACAAGGTACGATTCCATTCAATTAAGGGAGATGATAAGTAATGAATGTAAAGGATATAGACCTCAACATTGGCGAGGATTTCGGGATAGTTTACGCGGTTCAAGATGACAATGTGGATTTGACCGGGTTTAAGTCAGTATTCGCCATACGAAAGCGAGCAAGCGGTCCGCTTGTTATTAAAGTGCAAGGGGTAGCATCTGGGAAGATTGCGACATTCAATATTTCCGGAAAGGATACCCTAGAAATTAAGTCCTTTGGTGAGCATGTGTATGATGCTTTTGCATATAAGGAATCGGAGCCTAGCCGATATTACAAACTGGGTATGGGGGTAGTTAACATAATTCAGGATGTGGCCATGCATGATTAGAGGAGGAATGTATTATGCAAAACGAAGCGTTACCAGTAAGAATTGAAGGTCCGGTTAAAGTAGAGGCGGAAGTAAAAGCAACCATGGTAGGCAATAACGGGAAAAGTGCTTATGAAATTGCTTTAGCACATGGATTCGTAGGAACCGAGGAGGAGTGGTTGGAATCCTTAAAAGTGAAGATGCCTAACTTATCAGGCGTTGTTTCAGCACTTCAAGGTAAGAATATCCTTATTAATAGTGGTACCCTTGAAGCGATATTATCTGCTATTGTCCATGCATTGGCTGAGCAACCTTATGCACCACTTACCTTTAACGAGCCAAGAAAAGGGGATACGGAAGTTCGTGTATCTGGGCAAGATGGCTTTAAAGTTCGAGTGAGTGGCAGCACAGAAGCTGTTGAAATTCAATCCGGGAGTGCAACTATTAGAATTCAGCCTTATGGGACAGATGATATTTATCTTGAATATCTTAACTTAATTGAGCATGTCGTTAGCACTGTTAAAATCAAAGGTCTTATTGAATTCAATCCGGAAACGGCCACAGAGATTCTGCCTAAGCAGTTCTATGGCCGTAGCGATTTGGAAGGTGAACTCAACTGTCCGAATGTTGTTAAAGTTGGTGCATTAGCGTTTGCTGGAACTGACCACAATATTATTAATTTGCCAAAGGCCACTGATATTGATAGGGATGCTTTCGCTGGTAGTTCTTTTGCAGTGATTAATATACCGGCATTTGTATGGTCGGGTAATAATCTTAATTTACAATCTAGTGGACTAATTAGGGTTAATAAAATAACCGTTAGCGAGGAATCTCATCCGCCACAAAATGTTATGATGCAAAAAATTTCGTTAGAGGTCTACAATCCAGATCACAGCAAGAAATGGAACCTTTACAGTGAAAAATGGGAGAAAGCGGAGGCCTAAATGGATGAAATTAGATTATTGCTAATGGATTTCGGTCTCCCTGCCTACTTCGCTGACATTGGATTCTGGGTAACCCTGTTAGGGGTTATCTGGGCCGCCCTTCGGGGCTCGTTTCGTGCGATGGTGTGGTTTTTAGAACATACCTCGCTAGTTGCGGTTAAGCAAGAATTAGACGACCATTTGGCTCGACGTATGGATAAGCAGCGTAAGGACTATGACGATAAGTTATCCGATGCTATCAATAGTATCGCTGATTTAACAAAAAGCAATCAGGAAATACTAAAGCAATTGGTCAAGTTGGAAGAACGAGATGCTGCGAAGTTTCACAGGCTCAATAACCTTGAAACCACAGTTCAAAGTCTGAGTACTGAACTGATGCATATCCAAGTTCTAAACAATATGCCAATAGGAAGAAGTATCACTCTTAACACGGACGATATAGGAGGTGACTGATAATGAAATATCAAATCATGAACCGACTGAAATCCGTATATGGTGCTGTTCGTGTTGCTAATATCCATCCTACAGGAGTACTAGCGACACGGATTCTAGTACTTGTTATGCTAATTCCTATTTGGCTAGTCATAACAGAGTATGTTATGGCATTTGCTAGGGGCTATGTATCAAGTGAAACTAATAAGTTGATTGATGTTGGGCTCAATATTATTGACCATATATTCATTCCTAGTGTATTGACAGCCGTAGTAGGCTTCCTAGGTCTTTGGTTGGATCGAAACAATAATGGGGTCCCTGATAAATTAGAAGGAGGTAGTAGTAATGACGAAAATATTTATAAATCCAGGTCATGATATTGACCTGGACTCTGGAGCAGTAAATCCTAACACAGGACGTCGTGAATGCGACGTTGCTCGTGATGCGGGTAAGTTATTGGCTTGTTATTTACAAACTGCAGGATGTGAAGTTAGAACTTTACAAAATGATGATTTAGGTCTTGTGTGTGAAACGTCTAACGAATGGGGAGCGGATATATTCGTATCGCTCCATTGTAACGCTTTTAATACGCAAGCTCGTGGTACAGAAACTTTGTATAAGTCCTTTAACGGGCAACGCTTAGCGAATGCCATCCAATCGCAAATCATCCGTAGTATTAATACGGTTGATCGTGGTGTAAAAGAACGGCAAGATTTATGGGTGCTAAATGGCACGGACGCAACAGCCGTGTTAGTTGAAATGGCTTTTATAGACAATGATGAAGACCTAGCACTACTTAACAATGACCTTGATACTATTGTGCGTGCTATCGCAAGGGGCATTACTGATTACGCAACAGGAGGGGAATAATGTATGACAAAATCAAAGTATTACTTAATCACCCTACTTACCGCTATATTGTTATCGGTGGTATTGGGCTCGTCATCTGTCTTTGCATCGGATACATATTTTACCAACCAAGCGGAACAGACTATCAGCGTGCCCGTGAGTCAGTGGAACGAATTGAAAAGCAACAACGAGAAAGCCTTGAACTTAATCGAAGCGTCCAACGTTCCATTGACAGAAGCGCAGACTATAGCCGTGAAGCAGCGACAAGAATTGAACGAAGCACACAATACAATCGACAAATTAACGACCGAATTGGACAAAGCCAAAGCGGACTTAGTGAAGCAAGAAGTTACCTTGAACGAAATGCAGAACTCTTTGACCGAATTGAAAGGGCAAATCGAAAACGACAAGAAAACTGTCAAACGACTACGGATGCAACGCAACCTATCACAGATATTAGGAGCGGGTGCGACAATCGGAGTAGTAATTCATCGATAACTGAGAGGTGATCCATACATCTCCCTACCATACGAGGGCGGACGTATGGATTGACTGACATAAAAGGCCTATCACAACACAGTTAAATGTGAATTTGTGATAGGCCTTATTTTTTTTTGAAAATTTATCTGTCTCTTATACACATCTCCGAGCCCACGAGACGCGTAGTAATCTCGTATG